CCTTGCTAAGGGCAAGAAGTCACAGGGCGTTTTTTTAGCCACTAAGGACACCCCCCCTGTCTTTTCGTCCTGTTTATCCCCAAAAACGGCCGTAACGACCCAGCAAGGCCCCTGTATGGGCCAGCCCGCTCAGGGCTTAGAGTAATCGTGGCAAAACCTAAACAGCCCGTAACTGGGGCGGTAAAACCACGGCTTCACAACACCTTTTTAAAAGGCCCTAGCCGCGGTGATGAGGTTGCACAACTAGCTGAGGATATTGGCCTGCCCTTGCTACCGTGGCAGCGCTTTGTTTTAAACGATATGTTGACCGTTGACAAAAACAAACAGTTTGTGCGCAAAACAAACCTTGTAATTTGTGCCAGACAAAACGGCAAAACGCACCTAGCGCGTATGCGTATCCTGGCAGGCCTGTTTCTGTTTAATGAGCGTAACCACGTGGTAATTAGCTCGGCTCGATCTATGGCTTTAACTACTTTTCGTGAGGTGGCTAATGCAATTGAGGATAGCCCTGAGCTAAAAAAGCAACTCAAAAGCATCAGGTATGCAAACGGCAACGAGGCCATAGTTTTAAAATCGGGCGCTCGCTTAGACGTACGCGCAGCTACTAGAGACTCAGCCCGCGGCGCTACAGCTGATTTTTTGTTTATTGACGAGCTGCGAGAGGTTGACCAACTCGCGTTTGCAGCGGCTATGCCAATTACACGTGCAAAACCTAATAGCCAAACCTTGCTAGCGAGTAACGCGGGTGATGCGTTTAGCATTACTTTAAATGAGGTACGCGAAAGAGCGCTAAGCCACCCGCCTGCCTCAATGGGTTATTACGAGTACAGCGCACCCCAGTTTGCAGCTTTAGATGATCGCAAAGCCTGGGCACAAGCCAACCCAGCTATGGGCGTACTAATAACTGAGGCGGCTTTAACCGAAGCCCTTACAATTCAAACCACCGAGCAATTTCGCACCGAAAGTTTGTCACAATGGATTGACAGCTTACAAAGCCCCTGGCCTCACGGTTCTGTTGAGGATGCCAGTGACATAAACCTTAAAATGAGTCCTGGTCCGCTAACTGTATTTGGCTTTGACGTAAGTCCAAGTAAGCGCGATGCCAGTTTAGTAATGGGCCAAATATTGCCTGACGGGCGCATAGGTGTAGCTGTATTAGATACCTACAGCTCACAGGTTGCTGTTGATGAGCTTGCTATAGCTGCCAGTATTAAAAAATGGGCTGATCTGTACTACCCGCGGGTTGTTTGCTACGACAAATACACAACGGCCAGTATTGCCCAAAGGCTACAAAATGCGGGCGTACAAACTCGCGATATATCAGGGCAAAGCTTTTATACCGCTTGCTCGGATTTCCACGACTATTTGGTTAACGACAGGCTGCGCCATAGTGGTCAGGATTTGCTCGTACAACAAATGGCAAATTGTGCAGCCAAAATTACAAGTGATGCCTGGCGTATTGTGCGCCGTAAGTCAGCTGGCCCCGTTGATATTCCAATTGGCCTAGCTATGGTTATTCACATACTGGCCCAGCCCGTAGCTGAGGCCAAAATACACGTTTAGACACGCCGAAGGATTTTTGGCCGTATGTCGTTGACTTTTACGCCATTATTACATTATGGGATTGTTGCAAACTTTAGGTATAGCTAAAAAAGATGTTACCGCGCAGCTAGCCCCTGCCGTTATGTCGCAGGGCTATGGTGCTGGCGTTTACAGTTATGGCGGCCTTTATGGTGCTGGCAACGGCGTGCCTTTTATGGATCGCTATGTAGCTTTACAGGTACCAGCTGTTGCTAGATGCCGTAATTTAATTGCTGGCGTTATCTCTAGTATAGATTTAGAGTTATATAAAAAATCAACAGGTGCAAAATTAGAAAGCCCTTTATGGCTTGATCAACCTGATATGCGACAACCACGTAGCGTAACTATTGCTTATACCGTAGATAGTTTATTGTTTTACGGTGTTGCTTATTGGCGCGTAACCTCATTATATGCAGATGACGGGCGCCCTAGTGGGTTTGAGTGGATTGCAAATACTCGCGTTACAATTACTACTGACCAGTACGGTGAGCAAGTTGATTACTACACAGTTAACGGTGAGCGTGCCCCTATGTCGGGTATTGGTTCGCTTGTTACTTTTCAAAGCTTGTTACCTGGCGTATTAGAAACAGGCGCCCGCACAATACAGGCAGCTATTGACGTACAAAAGGCCGCAGCTGTGGCAGCTGCAACACCGATGCCAACAGGATTTATTAAAAATAGTGGTGCTGATCTACCTGAGGCACAAATTAGCGGTTTGCTAGCTGCCTGGAAAGCTGCACGTACCTCACGGTCAACGGCTTACCTAACTAGCACTTTAGATTACCAACAGGTTGGCTTTAGTCCTAAGGATATGACGTACAACGAAAGTAGCCAGTATTTAGCTACTGAGGTTGCTCGCTTAATGAACGTACCCGCCTATTACATAAGCGCGGATATGAATAACAGCATGACTTACCAAAATATCTTGGACGGTAGAAAAGAGTTTGTAGCTTATTCTTTGCAGCCGTTTATTAGTGCTATTGAAAACCGCCTAAGTATGGATGATATTACAGCGCACGGTAACGTAGTGCGTTTTGCTTTAGATGAGACTTTTTTACGTGCTGATACAGCTGCACGTTTAGATGCAATTGAAAAGATGCTAAATCTAGGTTTGATTGACTTAGAACAAGCTCAGAGTATGGAACAGCTAAGCCCTAGTGGCCTTAATGAAGGAGTAGCAACTAATGCAACCGTTGATCTTAACGTTTAGCGGCAATATTGAAGCTGTAGATAGCGGTGACCGCCGTACTATCTCAGGCAAAATTGCACCTTATGGTGAGGTTGGATATACCTCAGCTGGCAAGGTAGTTTTTGCTGAGGGTTCGATTAGCGCACCTGAACCTAGCCGCGTAAAACTTTTAATGTCGCACGACAACTCAAAACCCGTAGGCCGTATGCAAAGCATCACCTCAGCTAAAGACGGGTTGTACGCCAGCTTTAAAGTGAGCGCATCATCACGCGGCTCAGATGCAATTTTGCTAGCCCAGGAGCAACTTATGGACGGCTTATCCGTTGGTGTTGAAGTTACAGCATCAAAGCCCCAAAAAGATTATCTCCTGGTCACCGCTGCCACCTTACGCGAGGTGTCACTCGTTGAGAGCGCGGCTTTTGCCAGCGCTGCGGTGCAAAAAATTAGTGCGCAAGAGGGCAATATGCCGCTAGATGCAGCTGAAACGACAAGCACAAAAATTACGACAACTAACACCGTAATAAATACAACAACCACCGAAACCGAAACCGAAACAGAAAGTGAGGCCGCTGTGACTACAGCCCCTGACCAAACCGCACCTGAGGCAGTAGATGCCACAGAGCAGGCTGCACCTGTAGTAGAGGCAGCTCGTAAAATCATCCTACCTAGCGCACTTAACTCACAACGAGTACGCACACCTATTGTAAATATGGGTTCTTACACAGAGCATAAAATTAAGGCTGCACTTGGCAACGAGGACTCAAAGCTTTACGTAACAGCCGCAGATGACAGCTTCTCAACTAACCCAGCGTTTAACCCAACTCAGTACCTATCAGAGTTTCCAACAAATACACGTTTTGGTACACCGTCTATTGACGCGTGTTCACGTGGAGTTTTGCCTAATTCAGGTATGACTATTAACGTGCCCTCACTTGTTACCTCAGCTGGCGGGCAATCAGGTGTTGCACCTGTTGTAACTGTTGAAGCCGAAGCTGGAGCTGTACAAAATACAGGTATGGTTACAGAGTACCTATCAGGTACAGTAAATAAGTACTCAGGTATGAATACAATTTCAATTGAATTGCTAGAGCGGTCTGATCCAAATTTCTATTCGGAATTGACAGCCCAGCTTCAAAATGCGTATTTAAAGACACTTGACACAACAGTTAATGCTGCGCTTATTACAGCGGGTACTGTTGCTACAACAGCACAGGCTGCAACGTCTGCGGGTATTATTGGTTACGCATCAGAGGCAGCACGTCTTGTTTATGAGGCTACTGGCTATTATGCACAAAACTACATAGCTAACGGCGCACAATGGCAGCTACTAATGGGTGCATCAGATACAACTGGCCGCCCAATTTATTCAGCTAGCCAGCCAATGAACGCAGGCGGTTTAACTCAGCCTGGCTCAATCCGCGGTAACGTACTCGGACTTGATCTGTTTGTTGACAAGAATTTTGCAGCTACAACTGTTGTTGATGACTCAGCAATTATCCTTGCACCTGAGGCCTTTACTGTTTACCAATCACCTCAGGCGTATATGTCAGTTAACGTTGTATCTAACCTACAGGTACAGGTTGCTATCTATGGATATATGGCAACAATTGCCAAAATGCCTAAGGGTATTATCCGTTACAACTTTACCTAAGATAACCCACTAATAGTTTGGTGGGCCTCTTAGCCCTTTGAGGCTCACCAAACCTAAGTAAGTAAGGAGTACACAAATGCCAGCAACCTATGTTACCGCCGCGACTTTAAAAGCCTCGCTGGGCGTTGGCACCTTGTACGACTCTTACACCTGGATAGAGGACACCTGCCAGGCGGCTCAGGATTTAATAAATGGCTTTTTGTGGTTTGATACTGCACCTGTTGTTGGCACAGCTTTGGTTAATAACGTAGCTACGGTTATGGTTGCTAACCCAGGTATTTTTACAACAGGCGAAAGCATAACCCTGAGTGGGTGCGGCTCAACCTTTAACGGTACCTACACGATCACAGGCACAATACCTTTTAGCACGGGCACGGGTAATATTTTGCCAGCGTTTAATATGAACTTGAATTATTGGCAAAACCCACAGGGCTACAGTTTTGTACAATTTGCTAGAACAGCTGCAAACCAAAACTTTAGGCGTGTGTTGCCTTACGGCACAGCTACCGGTGATGATACAAAAACAACTACTTATGCCAATACGCCTGCAATTAACGCAGCTGCGCTTATGCTGGCTGAAAATATCTGGACAGCACGTTTTAGCACACAAAACGGCGGTACAAGCGTGGACGGATATAGTCCAAGCCCGTTTAAAATGTCTAATACGCTTATGGCGTCTGTACGCGGGCTTTTAGCTCCGTATCTTTCGCCCGCGGCTATGGTCGGCTAATGGCTGCCATAACAACGCTGCGCAGCACGATCGCAGCTGCCCTAACTAATGCAGGTGTGTGGACGGTATTCAATTACCCGCCCAGCACAATGCAAAGTAGTAGCGTTGTCGTGGCCCCAGCTGATCCATATATTACGCCTAGCAATAACTCACGCGCAGCTATTGCACCTTTAGCAAACTTTAAAATTATTATGACGGTACCAATGTTTGACAATGCCTCTAATTTAATTGGCATAGAGGACACAATAGTAGCCGTATTTAATAAACTGGCCTCTAGTGCAATTGTTTTTAATGTTACTGGCGTTAGCGCGCCTAGTGTTTTGAGCGTTGCATCAGGTGAATATTTAACGGCAGACCTACAAATATCCGTACTAACAAGCTGGGCATAGGAGCATAAAATGGCACTAACAGATGAAGAAAAAGCTTTTTTAATCAAAATTGGCCAGGATTTGCCAAAAGAGATTAAAGAAACCCAACCAAAAGAAACAACAACACAGAAAGTAGAGGAATAGCCCTAATGGCAATTTTCTTATCAAACGGCGTAGTGGCTACTCTTAACTCAGTAGTGCTATCAGACCACGTTACAAGCGCAACAATTAACCGTAGCTTTGATGAGCTAGAGGTAACAGCTATGGGTGACAGCGCTCATAAGTTTGTAAAAGGCCTTGAAGCTAGCACGATCACTTTAGATTTTCTAAATGATGATGCTGCCTCAGGTGCAGGATCAGTACGCGCAACGTTGCAAGCTGCCTGGGGTACAACCGTGCCACTAACGCTAAAGCAAACAAGCGCGGTAGTTTCAACAACAAACCCGCTATACAGCACAACAGTTTTGGTTAATAACACAACCGACATTAACGGCGCTGTAGCTAACGAGTCAACACAGAGCATTACGTTTACTTGTAATTCACCAATCGTAGTAACAACCACACCATAATTAAACAGACAAGGGGCTAACAATGGCAAAGCTTAAAATAACAAGGGTTGACGGTACGGTATCTGAGCATCAGATAACGCCCCGTATTGAGTATGCCTTTGAGTTATATGCAAAAAAAGGTTTTCATAAAGCCTTTAGAGATGATGAAAAGCAGACAGATGTGTACTTTTTAGCTCACGAGTGCCTTAGGGCTAGTGGGGTTGAGGTGCCTGTTTTTGGAGCGTTATTCTTAGATACCTTAGCTAAGGTTGAGGTATTGGATGATGACCCTTCGCAATAGTGGGGCGCGGTAATTTTGGTTACCTCATAGCGCAGCTAGCCGTAGAAACGGGTATCGCGCCCCAGTATTTGCTAGACCTTGATGATGTAATGCTACGTAATATGCTTAAAGTTTTGCAGGATAGAGCAAAGGAGCTACAAAATGCCAGTAGAGCTAGAGGGGGCCGTACAGCTTCGTCTCGCCCTTAAGCGCTTCGCCCCTGATCTATCTAAACAAACGCAAATTGAAATGGCCACAGCTTTAAAAACTGTAACCTCGGTTGCACGTGGGTTTGTACCTAGTGATAACCAGGTGCTATCAGGCTGGACTAAACAAATATCAGGTGCAGAAAACCTTGTATATAGGCCTTTTCCAAAGTTTAACTCAGTACAAGCTAAGGCTGGCATTACCTACAGCACGAGCCCCTCAAAGCCCAATAAAAACGGCTTTGTAGCTTTGGCTCGTATCCTTAATAAATCAGCTGCGGGTGCTATCTATGAGACAGCGGGCCGTAAAAACCCACAAGGCCAACCTAATTACGCTCGCAAAAGTAGGGTTTACCGTACAACAGGTGAATATTACAAACAGGGTGCCTATCAGCTTAACTACTACGTAGAGCCAGCTGGCGGTGATCGTAAGGGCTATAACAATTCAGCCAACCCAAACGCGGGCAAACAGTTTTTGGCAAACCTCAACTCATCAGGCCAGCTAGTTAATGCACGGCCTAAAGGTATGGTTGGCAGACCTACAACAAAAGAGACAGGCCGCCTAATTTACCGTGCCTGGGCTGAGGATAACGGCAGGGCTAACGCAGCTGTAATTCAAGCTTTAGAAACCTCAGCGGCTAACTTTTATGAGTTAACAAAGAGGGCAGCGTAATGGCCACCGATCTAGTAATAAATATTGCCAGCCAGTTTTTAGGTAAAAAGTCTTTTGCTGATGCTGACAAAGCCACTAAAAAACTTACAGGCAGCGTAAAAAACTTAGGCCGCACGCTAGGGGTAACCCTAAGCGCAGCTGCCGTTTTGGCTTATGGCAAAGCCTCAGTTAAGGCAGCCAGCGAGGATATTAAAGCTCAAAGGTTACTGGCTACTACTTTAAAAAACGTTGGCCTAGCCTATGCAGCTGTTGATGCTGAGGGCTTTATATCTAAGATGCAAAGCCAAACAGGCGTACTTGATGACCAGCTACGCCCCGCCTTTGCACAGCTTGCAGGTGTTACTGGATCAGTAGCTAAAACTGAAAAGCTTTTAGCCCTAGCCTTTGACGTCTCTAGCGGATCAACCCTTGATTACGCCTCTAGTGTTGACTTATTGGCACAAGCTTACGTTGGCAACAAAAAAGCATTAAAGCAATTAGATTTAGGATATACACAGGCTGAACTGGCGGCTATGTCGTTTGACCAAATACAGCAAATAATTACTGATCGTTTTGCTGGCTCAGGTAAAGCTGCCCTTGATACTTATATTGGACAAATGAGCCTTTTGGCTGTTGCAACAAACAACGCTAAAGAGATTATTGGCACTAGCCTTTTAGGAGCTATTGACTCAGTAGGCGGTAGTGACGGCATAGACAATTTAGGCAAAGATATAGAAAACGCCGCAAAGTCACTAGCTAACTTTATTGACAGTATCGTTTACCTAAAAGAGCAAATAGCGACTATCCCAGGTGCAGGCATAGTTAAGGGCGTTTTTGGTGCGGTAGGCAACGTATTAGGCCGCTTTAGCCCACAGCGTGCGGCTGAGTTATTAAAAGAGATTAAAGGCCCACAGCCGTTTAGCCAGCCTATGAGTTTGGCCAATCAAGACACAGGCCGCGCAGCTTTGGCAGCTAGTAAAAAGGCTGAGCTAGATGCAATTAAGCGCAATAAAGAGCTTGCTAAATTGGCTAATGCCCAGGCTAAAAGCGCCGCTGCAACAGCTAAAGCAAAGAAAGAGCAGGCGGCCCTTGATAAGGCTGCCCTGGCTTTGGGTAAAGGCCAGGACGTATTTAACCTTGATGCTATTCAAATACAAGCTGCCTTGCTGGCTAAGCAAGATGAGATTAACAAGCTGGGTGTATCGGCCAGCGATCAGCAACGTTTGCAGCTAGCAAATGACCTTGTGCGCCTGACAATTAAGCAAGATATGTTGGCGCTAGAGGATGCAATAGCCAATAAGGATGTAGCGGCTGCAACTCGTTTAGCTGCAAAACTTAATGCTGATTTAAAGATTTTAGGCACCTTACAAAATCAAAGTTTAGAGATGACTTATATAAAAAATATTCTTGATGCTTTTAAACCTAAAGAGCTTATTGACCAAAGCAATCTCGATATGGCCTTGTCTAAGATAGCTGAGATGCTTAGGCTGTTAGGTGTAGCTAATGCTCAATCTTTGAGCAAGCCAGCTACAAGCGGATCACTAGGGGCGGGTATCCCTGTTGGAGATTATATAGAACCTATTAGCAAAGAGGTAGCAGCAAAAGCCTCAGTAGCAGCAATCCTAGAATATGCCGATGCAGCTACAGAGCGTGCCAATGCTTTTGCCTTATTACAAGAGCAGCAAAACTACGCAGATTACCTATCCTTAATTGAGTTTCAAAAGAAACTAGGCGATTTTGGCGGCTATAGCTCAAATATGAATACAGGCCGTGGCTATGGTGCTGGATCAACTGAGGTTATTGTAACTATTGAGGATAAAACAAGCGGGCTTATTGAGGTCGTACAAAATGCGGTACAACAAAACAATAGGTTTGGTAATAACCTAAGTTACGCAGGGGCCATATGACCGTACCAGTAATTAACGCCGTTATTAACTTTAGTACAGGCCCGAGCTTTGCCCAGGCTATGATTTTAGACAGCGGCATATTAGGCACAAATATTTTGGCTGATAGCGCCTCAGTAATTGTTGATGTTTCTAACGTTGTTGACAGCATACAAACTATGCGCGGGCGAAACCCACAGGCTGACCAATTCCAAACAGGCACGCTTACTATGCGTATTGTTGACCAAAACGGAGACTTTAACCCGCAAAACCCTAGCTCACCGTATTACAACCTTTTAACACCTATGCGTAAGGTGCAAATTACAGCTACCTACGGCGCCACGACGTACCCAATCTTTGCAGGCTTCATTACAACCTATACAACCACTACGCCTAAAAATGCTAATGATGTTGTATATACAACCATTACAGCTGTGGATGCCTTTAGGCTTGCACAAAATGCACAGATTAGTACGGTCACAGGGGCAACCGCAGGTGATCTATCAGGCACTCGTATAAACGAGATTTTAGACCAAATTGGCTGGCCTTTAACTATGCGTGATGTTGATGCAGGTTTAACTACAATGCAGGCTGATCCTGGCACAGCTCGTACAAGCCTTGCAGCTATGCAGACAGTAGAGACAAGCGAGTACGGCGCCCTATACGTGGATGCAGCTGGCTCGTTCGTGTTTCAAGATAGAGCTGTAACGGCTGGCAGCACAGGTAAAACACCTGTAATTTTTAACGATAACGGCACAGGTATAGGTTATTTTGATGCGGTTTGGAGATTAGACGATACCTTAGTTTATAACTCAGCCTCTATTACTCGCACAGGCGGTACGGCTCAAACGGCTATAAATCAGGCCAGCATAGATAAGTACTTTATTCATAGCTACAACCAACAAAACCTACTAATGCAAACCGATGCCGTAGCCCTGGACTATGCCCGTGCTTACGTGGCCTCTAGGGCTGAGACCTCTATACGTTGTGATGCTATTAAATTAGATTTATACACAGACAATTACACAGCTGGCACGGTTGCAGCTTTGGGCCTTGATTACTTTGACCCAGTAACCATTACAACTAATCAGCCTGGCGGATCAACGCTTACTAAAACTTTGCAGGTGTTTGGCGTGGCACAAACCATTACCCCTAACAGCTGGAAAACAACACTCACTACTTTAGAGCCAATTATTGACGGCTTTATATTAAACTCAAACCTATACGGCTTGCTTGACAGCGGCGTATTGGCCTATTAAGGAGCAAAATTATGGCAGCTGGACTAGGTTTTAAAACCTTTACAACTGGCGAGGTATTAACGGCAGCTGATACTAACGGCTACCTAATGCAAGGTATTTTGGTGTTTGCCAGCTCAGCTGCTCGCGCTGCCGCAATTACCTCACCACAAGAGGGACAATACTCATACCTTAAAGACACAAACGCGCTAGAGTATTATGACGGTGCTGCCTGGGTTGGCGCACCCGTTGGCGATATTACAGCTGTTACAGCTGGCAAGGGCCTAACTGGCGGTGGCTCCTCAGGTGACGTAACAGTATCTCTAGCCACAACAGCTAAAGGTGATTTAGTAGCTGGATCAGGTGCCTCTACAGCTGCCGTTTTAACTGTGGGCGCTAATGACACAGTTTTAACAGCTGACTCAACAACCGCAACTGGCTTGAAATGGGCTACCC